CGGACAGTGAAGACCCCTTCTAACTCACAGTCTCCTGCCGGAGGCGATAGCGACGTAGTTCTGGAATCGTGGGTTGAGTCCCTCGGTCGTAAGGGCTACACTGCTGAAGTCGATGCGAAGGTTTCCGAAGCAATGCGCAACGGTAAGTTCGTCTACGATATCTCCGGTGCGGCTCGCTAACAGGACCTCCTACGGGATCACTCCTCTACGCTAGCTAAGAACAAAACATAATCACAAGACCACCTATTTGTCTTGACCCTACCGGGCTGATCCCCCGGTAGACACTCTCTGACTATAGCCTCTTATAAGATTTGTTGAGTTACCTCTGTCGAAAGACATTAACCCAAACAAAGCCCGCTGATGGGCGTCTTATAAAGGAATACAAACTATGGCTGCTTTTACTAGTGCTGCTAACTACACTAACCTGCCGAATGGCGTGTTCTCCCCTACCGTCTTCTCGAACAAGGCACAGCTTGCCTTCCGCAAAGAGTCGGTCGCTCAGGACATTACCAATTCGCAGTACTTCGGCGAAATCTCGAACTTCGGTGATACTGTCCGTATCCTGAAGGAACCTGAAATCGTCGTTAATCCGTACTTCCGTGGTACGCAGATTATCCCGCAGGACCTCGAAGACGTTGACTTCACCCTGACCATCGACCGCGCCAACTACTTTGCCTTCAAGCTGGACGACATCGAAATCCAGCAGGCCCATCACAACTGGATGGAAATGGCATCGAACCGTGCGGCCTACAAGATGAAGGACGAGTACGACGCGAACATCCTTGGCTATGCCTCGGGCTTCGAGAAGAACTCCTCGGGCGTGTGGGTTGCTCGTACGACTGCTGTCGGTACGGTTGCTGACACTTCTGCTGACTCGGACGAGTTGCTGTCCCGCAACAAGCTGACCGAAGCGTCCTTCGTTTCGGGTGGTTCTGCCTCTGAGTCCATCGCCGTTGGTGTTGCTGGAACCTTCGTGGTTACCCCGCTTCAGCTTCTGAACCGTATGGCTCGTAAGCTGGACGAACTCAACGTCGACAAGGATGGCCGTTGGGTTGTCATTGATCCGGTGTTCAAAGAACTCCTGATGGATGAGAACTCCAAGTTCATCAACAACGACTACAATGCCAACCAGAATGCTGAAGGTCGTCTTCAGAATGGTCGTATCTCCGGTGAGAAGATTCGCGGTTTCCGCGTCTACGAGTCGCAGAACCTTCCGTTCCTTGGCACTGGTCCCGGCACTGCGGACGTTGATGGCTCGACCACCAACTACGGTGTTATCGTCGCCGGCCATGACTCTGCGCTTGCTACGGCTCAGCAGATCGACAAGACGGAGAAGTATCGTGACCCGAACTCCTTCGCTGACATCGTTCGTGGTATGAACCTGTACGGTCGCAAGATTCTCCGTCCGGAGGCGCTTGTTCGTGCAATCTGGAACTCGAACGTAGGCTAATAACTATCGGGGGTTAATTACCCCCTTTAGTCTCCCTGTTCAAAGAAGGATTTTCAAATGGCTACTATCTCTACCCTTAATATTGAAGGTACGACTCATCGTACTCGTCAGGATCACAATGTTCCGTACCTCGCGGAATGCGTGATTGACTTCGCTAAAGCCTTGACGGCTAAGGGCTCTGCCCTTGCGGCCAACGATATCATCGAGACGATTGTCGTCCCGGTTGGTACGGTTGTTATGAATGCTGGTCTTCAGACGCTTACTGTTGACGACGCAACGACCCTCACTCTGAATCTTGGTGTTACCGGAGCCGGTGGCCTCGGTGCCGAAGATGTGGATGAGTATGTCGCTGCGTACGATCAGGCGGCTGCGGTTGCTCTGGCGTATTCGCCTCAGCTTGATACTGTTCCGATTTGGCGTCTCGCCACTGCGGCTGACACTATCGATCTGGCACTGGCTACTCTCACGGGTACGCTGACGGTTGGTAAGGTACGCGTTTGGGCTTTGCTGCTTGATGTCAGCAACTCCAAGAAGAAGCCGGGTATCGTCGCTCTCGGTTCGTAATATAGCTCCCCCGGTGTAACAGCCGGGGGTTCCCCTTAAAGGAGAACCAATATGTCAGCTAGACTTAATATCTGTGACATCATCGTATCGGCGGCTGGCACGGGTAAAGTCCCTGCTGAATTGCAAGCTCTAGATGCTGTCTCTGGTGCTACTGTTGCGAATGGTGCTCAGGTTGCTGCGATCACGGATGCGTCCGTTGCTCATGCTTTGAACTCTACGTTTTCGGACGTGGAGGTCGAGACGGCTCTGAATGCACTCGGTACCAAAATCAATCTCATTATCGCTGCGCTTGAGGCTTTCAAGATCGCTGCACCATAAGGATTAAACCATGGGAAGTACATATCTGGAACTTACGAATGCTGTACTTCGCAGGTTGAATGAAGTGGAACTCGACGCGAGTACCTTCCCCGGCGCTCGCGGAGTCCACGCAACTGCTAAGGATGCAGTCCTTGCGACCGTCCGTAAAATCAATACTCAAAAGTTTGAGTGGCCTTTCAATTCCACTGATGGAACTCAGGTCCTCACTATTAACCAAACGGAATACTCATTTCCTGTAGATTTTAAGATCGTGGATTGGGAAAGCTTCTACATCGAGAACGATGGAGTGATTAGCCAACGAACTGCGGTTGTTGACCAGATTGCTAAAGAAGACTACTGGAGATACCTCCGTCAGCGCGACCTCGATGGTCCAGTGACTGGGTTGGGTATTCCTCGTGTTGTCTTCGAAACCTCTAACGGTGGGTACGGCATCAGCCCTTCCCCCAACGCAGCTTACACGCTGAAGTATAAATATTTCATCAAGACGATTACGCTTAATGGAGATAGCGACGTCTGCACAATCCCAACTGAATACAACTATGTCATCGAAGACGGTGCCCTCGAATACATGTACCTCGCTCTGGATAACACCCCTCGGGCTGATCTCCATAAGGGAGAGTTCAAGAAGGGTCTTCAGGACATGACGTATATTTTGATTCCCAAGTCTCCCACTATGCGGGACACCGTTGTTAACTTCGGTGGACGTGGACATTTCGACCGCGACTTCATGTGGCCTTATAACACGTAGAGGAATTTCTAATGGATGATAAAGTCCAAAACCAAAGGGTTATTTGTCGGGGCGGACTCAACACCAGTGAGAACTTCCTCATGCTCTCCGAAGAAGCCCCCGGTGCTGCAACAAGACTCGTCAACTACGAAACAGCCGTCACGGGTGGCTACCGAAGAATCAATGGGTATCGCCCCGTGGATGCATCCTTTGAGGAAGTCACCTCGGTTGGTGTTCCCGCTGAAGGACCTGTCCTAGGGATTTTCGGATTCTTGAATTCCAATACTGGGGCTTTCGATATAATTGCTGCGCGCAAGAGCGTAGGCCTCCCCGTCTATCGGTACTATCTCTATACCTCGGGATTGGGTTGGGTTGCTATGACTACTGGCATCACCCACAACGCCGGTGGCGTCGAAAGGATTCGTTCCGAGACTTTCCGTGTCGGGGATGATAACAACATCATTTTTGTTGACGGAGTTAATGAGGCAACTGTTTATGACGGTTTGAATTGGTATGAACTCAAGAGTACTGGGGCCGGTGGTTCCGGTGATCCCGGTGGGGACCAGATCGTAGATGCGCCAAGTGTTGTCGCTTTCTTTAAGGGATACATATTTCTCGGAGGCGATCCACTCTTTCCTGCCATTATCGTCTACAGTGCCCCCACTGATCCATTGACTTGGACGGCAGCGGCGGGTGCAGGACAGCAGATAGTTGGTTATGATGTGGTACAAATTAAACCCTTCCGTGATGAGTTGTATGTCTTCGGACAGACTGCCATTAAGAAGAGCATCCCTGACCTAGCTTCTAGTTTCGTTCTACAGGATGTCACCAATAACATGGGCTGTACTGCCCGTGACTCCGTGGTTGAAGTGGGCTCTAACGTATTCTTCCTCAGCGCGGATGGTATCCGTCCTGTGGCTGGTACCGATAAAATCGGTGACGTTGAACTCTCACTGATGTCACAATCTATTCAAACTACTATTTCTCAAATCAATGCTACCTATACGTTGACTGATCTCAATGCGGTTGTTATCCGAACAAAGAATCAGTTCAGATACTTTATCTCTGACAGTCTAGCTGAAGGCGATAGCACATACGGATTACTCTGCTCGGCTCGAACCTACAATGGTGAGCGCAAATGGGAGTTCTTCGAACTTGTCGGTATCTCCGCTAACACAGCTTGGTCCGGCTATAATGCTCAGGGTGTCGAGGTGGTCTACCACGGCGACTACGATGGCATGGCCTACCAACAGGAAGTCGGTAACTCCTTTAATGAGGCTGACATCACTGCGGTCTACACTACGCCTTACTTGGATATGGGTGACACCACGATCCGAAAGCTCATGCGTAAGCTGCATATGTTCCTCAGAGCCACTGGCTCAGTAACGCTTAACATCGGTGTCAAGTACGACTGGGATCGTCTGGATGTCCAGAACCCCCTAGGCTACACCGAAACAAACACTAGCAACACAGTGACCTACGATGGTGGTGCAGAGTACGACGATGGAAGTACGTACGGTGGTGCCGCTCAGCCCGTGTTCAATACGAACATACAAGGCTCAGGGTACGCTGTTCAGTTCTCAATCGTCACGACTGGTACTTATAATCCGTACACGATCCAAGGTCTAGTCGTTGAGTTCACACCACAAGGAAGACAATAACCATGGCTCTCGCTATCTCTCAAGGCGGCACTTCGCAGACTACCGCAGAAGGGGCACGTATCGCCCTCGGCCTAGGTATTGGGAGTAGCGTTCAAGCTTGGGATGCTGATCTCGATGCATTGGCTGCTCTTTCTACAGCCGGAATAATTGTCCGTACTGGAGCAGGAACTGCTGCAACCCGTTCCATCGTTGGTACGGCTAATCAGATTACAGTAACAAACGGTGACGGCGTAGTGGGTAACCCTACGCTGTCTCTCCCTGCTTTGATTAATATCACTGCTATGGATATCAGTGGCAACCTAGAGCTTGGTGCTATTCCTAATGTGGAACTCGCTATTGCTGCTGCTGGTGCTCCTCAGGTCATTACAGGCACTGCCAACGAAATCACCGTAACTGGTGGTGGTGGTGCTACTCCTACGATCTCTCTACCAAATGCTTTGACCTTTACGGGTAAGACTGTAACGGGTGGTACCTTTACGGGAATCACTGATATCGCTGTCGTTGATGGTGGTACTGGTGCTAGCACTGCTGCTAACGCAAGGATCAACCTCGGTCTTGAGATTGGTGTTGATGTTCAA